CCCAGAGCCAAAAAGAAATGAAAGAGATAACCTCCAAACGGACAAAGCAGACCCAGTTCATCACCGATGAAGAATGGGATTGGTTGAAGGAACACGGCAAAGCCAAAAACTTCACAATGAAAGAAATGGTCATCATAAAGAAGCCTGTAATCAATAAGGAGATTCTGATGCCGGAAATACAAACTAAAAAGAATAAAAAATGACTGAAGCTGAACAGAAAAAGCTCAATGGGTTTTTGTCCAAAACCTTAAAAATGGACGACGAGGAATTGGCCAGCCTTTACAACGAGGCCGGGGAGTTGACCTCCTTAACCGCAGCTGAACAAGCCGATACCGCGAGAGTAACGAAACTCAAAGAGGATCAGGCGAGCCAATATAAGCGAGGCCAGAAAGAAGTGGCAAGCAAGATGGAGGCGCAGTTGAAGGATAAGTTTGGTGTTGACTCCGATTTAACCGGAGTTGAATTAGTTGATTTCATTCTGACAACTGAACTCGAAAAAGTTAAAGGCAAAGGTGATGAAGATATTACGGCTCACCCGGAGTATCTGAAACTGAAAAGCGAAAGCGACCGTATGCTGAAGGCAAAAGACAAGGAATGGCAAAAGAAGATCGAAGATCTGGAGCTGAAACACGCCAGGGAATCGATGTTTTCTAAAGTCAAAGAACGTGCTTTTGCTGAACTTGATAACCTGCGTCCAATACTGCCCGAAGATGCAAAGAAAGCCCAGAAATGGAAAGAGAAATACATTGAGGACCTCCGTGCGTACGACTTCACAGAGCAGGACGGCATGATTGTAGTTCTGAAGGACGGGAAACCGCTTCAGGATTCACACGGGTATAACAAGTCCTTTGCTGACCTGGTAAAAGAAACTGCCTCTGAGATATTTGATTTTCAGACCGCAGATGACAGGACAAGCCCAGGCAACCGTCAGCAGCAGAGTAATATCATCGCGCCGCGCAACGAAGAAGAGTTCATTCAGAAGATGAGAGAGGCTAAGACACCGGAAGAACAAGCAAAAGTTATGGAGTCTTACCAATCTAAAAAACAATGAGTACAATAGGAACTGTTGACTGTGGCTTCTTAGCCACCTACCAGGGAAAAGCCGCACAGATGTGGACTGATCCCATTGCAAACATTGATCTTATCGGTGATGTCGAGGCTGCAAAAGCCGTGCTGGAGAACCAGCAGATTTCAATGACAGAACTGACCGGAAAGAAGAAACGCACCGTGAGCCTTGAGTGGCTTCAGAAGTGTGACATCACCACGACTGCGTGTACTGACGACTGTACGATTGACGGCGAAGATGCTGACCCGATCTGTAAGGAGTATGAAATTGAGTGCCTTCGTGAGACGAAGTTTAAGATGCCGAAACGTGCCTACCGCGAGAGGACTATCGAGATGGCAGAAGCCTTTGCATTTAATATGCTTCAGCACAAGAAAGCTCTCGATGAGTGGCTGGCTCAGTATATCGTAACAGGTATTCTTGCCGCTGCTGGTACGAACGCATACACTGGCGGTGTTGGAACTGTTGCCGGTGCGCTGACGACTATTCCTGCCGCTTCATGGAACGATTCAATCTGGGGTTATTTCAATCTTGTTACCAGGTACAACAAATTCAAGTCACCGTACCTTCTGACCGGAGACAATCTGTATCAGCTTCTCTTTAACAGGATGCACGAATCAATGACTGAGGCCGGACGTGCCGCAATGTCAAAGATCGGAACGATACGGAAGATTTACCAGGACCCAGAGAACGTCGAGGCTGTTGCTCCGAACTATACGTTCCTGCTGCATAAGACCGCCGTTGCGTTCATCAACAAAGCATGGAATCCGCTTGGTGCTGCAAATGCTGTTCCCGAAGCCGGTGTTTATGCTCTGTGGTCAGAACCATCAAACAACATCCCTGGTGTGTATTATGACATCATCACTCAGGAGACTTGTGTTGAAAATGAGTTCTACCTTGCCGCAAAGGTTCAGCTTCACGGGCTGTTTGCCGAAAATCCGCTGCCGTGCGACGAAACCAACACGGGCGTATTAGCATTTGCCTGCTCATAATAAAAACATTATGTTTGAATAACACGACAAAGGATATTCTAATTTTGGGATATCCTTTGTTATTTGAACTATGGAAGAATTAAGTAAATGTAACTGCGGTTCGCGCAGGACAATCCGCAGACCAAAAACCATAAAGAAATGAGTGCATTACCTCCATGCTGGGATTCCGTTGTAGGGTTCACGCGAACCGATGATACGTGCATCGACGATGCTTATCCTGCGAATTACTCCGAGAGTCTTTCGGGGTTATATGTCGATGAGCTGCAAGGGATGACCCTGAGGATACTCGACAACACCGATAACTCTACAACGCTGTGGGAGAAGATGACCCGTGCACGAGAGAACGCTATCCGCACGTTCCAGACCGATCTCATGATGGAGTTGACTAATTATAAGGAAGCAACTCGCAAAAGGTTCACCGGCGATATCGGGGGCAAATCATTCACGCGAACCATAAGCGGCTCGACTTATTACGGGGTGAGGATGTATTCAGACATCCGGGGCGGTAAGTTTATTCTTCGCGGGGTGTCATTGATTCTTAATTCAACTGAGGCGGTTAACCTGCTTATTTATGATGAGTATGACCTGCTTTATACCATTCCGCTGACCTCAGAAGCCGGACGGCCTCACCGGACTGACATAGCAGATATTGAATTTAACCTTGACCGGAACTATTATTTTCTGATCTCACCCGTTGGGCTTCCGTATTCGAATAAACTGACTTGCGGTTGCGGCGGGTATAAGTGGTGCTTCTGTATTGATGATCCGTGCTATCGCATATCGCGTGACCGCTGGACTGAATGGGCTATGGTCGCAGGTGTTTATGGCGATGATCTCACCGTGCGTGAGGACTGGCCAACGGTGCGCGAAGCCTCAGGGATGATCCTTCACGGCAACTTCACTTGTAATATCTTTGATGCTCTTTGTACTGATGACAGCGACTTCGTGAACAATGAACTTGATGCTGCAATGGCATGGGCTATTCTTTACAAGACGGGTGAGTTCCTTACGAATTACATAATGGACACCGGAGAGGTAAGCCGTTATAATCTTTTGGGAACTGAGGCTCTGAATGAAAACCGGATGTACTATAATAAACGTTACGCCGTACTGATGGACTGGATTGCTCAGAATATGGATGATGAGCGTAATGATTGCTTGAAGTGTAAATCACCAATGGGGCTGCGCCGGAGAACTCAGTTGATATGAAAGCAGACGAAGCGATACGGAGGATTGAATTTATAGTTGATAAGACTGTGTCAGACTGGGGCAATGTCATGTTAGAAGTAGCTCAGACGGCTGATACAATGATAAAGGACCGTGTGATTAAAACAGGTCAGAACGCACAGGGAGAACAGTACGATCCGTATTCAACTAATCCGATGTTGACCAACTGCTCACAAATGACACAATCTGCCTGTAATAAAAAAACAGGGTCAAAGGCAAAGCGTAAAGAACTGAAATGGGTGACACTGAAAAGAGGCGGCAAAAACATACGACTGTTTGAGCTTGCCGGAGGATATAAGGAGTTTCGGGAACTTCACGGGCGACAGACTAACTTCGTGGACTTTGCATTTTCGGGTCGCATGTGGGCAGATGTGCAGGTTGTATCTGGAGATGATGAACATAAACTTGGCCGCGCACGGATAAGCACACTATCGGAAGAACAGATGAAGAAGCTCGCTGGTAACACCGAGCGCAAAGGTACTATTCTTGACTTATCGACTGACGAAACTAATGCGCTGGCTCGTATAATTGAGAAGCGTTTAACTGATTTGTGGAGGCAACAGGGATTCTTATGAACAACAAGATAGCCAATATCATCGTAGATTACATCAAAGACCTGCCGTGGATTGATAAGCTCGCAGGGATGACACAGGTGGCAAAGATACAGCAGACCTCAGATAATAGAAAAGTAGAAAAGCGGTTTCCTATTTCATGTGCAATGGAATATGATGATGCCTGTAAAGATGGATGTTATGATGAACTTGCACCTAACTCTAAATATCAGTCGGTGGTTTACTTTGAGGACGGGTCGTTCTCATTCCGTGAACGCAGTGGTAAGAGGTTATACTACGAAAGCAATATCCGTCTGGTGGCATGGTTAAATTATAAGCTATTGGAGGGCGCGGGATGCGGTTCTACGGGTGAGTATATTCTTGACATTATCAAAGCATTGCCGGATGTGCCTCAGGACATTGATGCAATGCGAGGGGTGACGATCACTGTTACATCTCAGGCACGAAGGGATTCAGGGATATTTTCGGCCTATACATATAATGAGCATCAAACGCAGTACCTGATGGCACCTTATGATTATTTTAGTTTGGATATTAAGACTGAGTTCTTTGTGATTCCTGAGTGTCATGAACCTAATGTTGGAGGATGTGTGGAATGTTAGAGATATTGAAGATATCAGTTGTTGCCTATGTGATTTTCATTCTTATGTCACCTGGGATGATCTTTTCATTCTATGCGCGACTGATTGACAGGATAAAATGGGATTGGCTTTATAAGCCACTGGGTGGCTGCCTGATGTGTTTTTCAGGGCAGATTGCGTGTTGGTATTATCTCTTTACTCACCTGAAGGGATACAATTTCTTTGACCATATTGTATTTGTTTCAGCAGTGATATTGATTGTAATGATACTTGACAAACTTATAGATTATGAGTCTTAGAACAATAGATTTTAAAGAAAAGAAATTTACTTGCGGAGGCCGGACATTTTATGTTCAGGACTCTCTGTCGTTTAACCGATTCCGGGAGCTACAACGTATAAGCATAGAGTTTGGATTCTCTACGACGTTTGTTGAACTGTTCAAAGAGATACAGAAAGCGTATGATTTTGTTCAGACGAATAAAAATTGGGGCGACCTGGCCGTTACGCTTTATAATCTTCTGCACGGGGTTGCAGCTATTGAAAACAAAGACGCTGCTGCACTGAGGTTGTGTGCATTGTTTATCAATGAATCGGACGAGGATGTGACGGTGTTTGACGAAGCGAAGATGAAGGATAAAATAGAGTGCTGGAGTAAGGAGCTTGATGTAAGCCCTTTCTTCCACTTGGCAGCCAGCTTGGTGGACGGTTGGATGCCAGCCTACAACATCACTATCCGAAATACTTTAAAAGAGGAGAAAGCGAAGGAGTAAAGAATGTATATAAAGAACTTGTTACGAATGAAAAATACTGGACCGATTTACTTTATACGGTGTGCGACGGAAAGGCGACAGAGATTGATCGGTTGTGCCGGTTTGATGTATTTGAGTTCTT